ATTTAATTTTTGTAATTTATTTAAAATAGTACTGTCACTAATTTTGTCATTAACGTCGATTTCACCTAATTTTCCATCGACATATTCCTTTGAGGCCATTCCAGTAGGATCAACAGTAACAGTTACATTCTCTGTTCGACCGACAATTACATAAATGGTCAATCTAAACTGCAACAAAACCTGATCAGCAAAATCAGGAATAAATTCAGGTTGTTGAGCGGTCGTAATTGCGTAAAGAATTTCTTCATCCTTATCGTCTTCTTTAGCATAAAGTGCAACCGCATTAATAGAATAACTATCCTCTAACCCATCATTAGTAAAAAGCAACTCAGTACCAATTACTGAATTGCTATTAGGAATATTTTCATCTTGATTTGTGATGGTTCCTGTTTGAACTTCATTTGGTAATTTTGTCAGTGCTTGTAAATCTTCTTCTGACAAACTAGATAAATCATCGCCCGTTGCAGTTGCCCTGGTAATAGTGAATTTTGTTTTACCATTTGCTGCACGGCTAGCTAAATCCAAACCTGCAGATGTCAAAATAGATTCATTATATTTAGACATTTAGTTTTTCTCCTTTGAAATTGATTCCACAGCAATTTGTGGTTTGATTGTGCCAATAAATTTATTCATTGAAAAACTAGATTCTGATTTCATTAAAGCTCTAGCCGTTGCTTCAACAAATAATTGTGGACCTGTAGCACCTGAAAATATATAAAGTTTTGAATCAGCTCGAAATATTAATTTAGGCATTGAAACCGTTGATGAATACAGGTTAGGTTTTGCACCACCAAAGTACTGATGTGTTTCAGTGCTTGAATATGTTTTTAACCTAGGATTAACGCTGGTTTTTACTTGTTTATTTGAATATGAGCCAAAATACTCATGCATATTCAATTGCGTTTTCGATGTAACTATAATTTGAAAAGTGAGATTAGCAGGAAGATAAACGTTCAACAAATATTTCAAACGTTTTATCTGATCATTACTAATCTCACTTCTTTTTGCTTTGGCTATTACATTTCTAATAGCATATTCAACATCTATGGATGCTGGTACGTTCAATGTATGAAGCAGTTCATTGAAATACTTGAGTGTTATAGGTTTAGGTGGCAACATTCTCATCAATACATTGTATCTACGAGTTTCTAATGAATCATTAGGATTGGCATCAATACCCAGTTGGTCCTCATATAATGAGATACCCTGTAAATCAGTCTGCATGACAAATTGGTTCAATAACGTTCTCAGAATCAAATCATCAAACTTAGTAAAATCAACTTGCTCTGCAGCAACTAGTTTTTGCATCTCATAAACATCATCGTAATAATCTGGTAAATAATCTTGTAACTTAACCATTGATTACCACCTCACCAACTGTTGGAAGTTGTGACAGATCATTGTTGAATGTCATTGATATATCTTCTTCACTACTATTAAGTAATGGAATTGAACAATCCACGACACCATCCACCTTCATGATTTCACCCAAAATTTGTGAACGATAAATAACCAACGCATATCCTCTACCAGTCAGTTTGTTCAAGTTGTGCCATGACTGACGTTTCAATAAGAAATAATTATTAACTGATTCAATAATCTTAGGTTTTACCACTTCAATATCTGATTGAACATCAATCTGCACATTAACTGAGACGTCAATTGAGACCTCCTCAGGAGCAACAACCGTAACTGTATGATCAATAGGCGCTAATCCATATCCAAGTCCCGGATCATCAGGTGGATCAATCGCATTTTTAACCTGTGTAAGCAGTTCTTGACTTGCCGCACGTAAATCATTATCAACAATAACTAACTTGACCGTACCGCCACCATTCCACACTGGATAGACTTGAGCGCCTCCTACGGTTGGAATCTTCGATAACATATCCAAATAATCTGCAATGTTCCCGCCATAGGCAATCCAAGAATCCGAGGCAAGCAATCTTTCACGTAAATGGTCATCAGTTTCAGCATCACGAGCTGGAACGGTTACTTCAATGACTTCCGCCCAGGATAATGTGTCATTGGGTGTGACTGGTAAAATCTGACCCAGATACCCATTCGGACGCGTTCCGACTTCTTCTGCTTCCAAAATACCAGTTAGATCATCGTTGATAGATTTCACTTTGTAAAAAATAGGATTATCACCTAACGATGCAAATCTATCTCCAACTTCAACATTGTCTATTGGATTACCTTTAGAATCTAAGAACTTCGCCTTAACCTCTGCTGCAGTTGCATGTTGTCTTGAAGTACCATGCTCAACCGCTCGATAATCAAGAAATTCATTATCAGCAGTCTTAATATAAACCTCTCTAACAAGCATCCCCATAGTCAATGACTGATTAGCCATGAGCATTGCTGCAGGAGCCAGAGCATCATAAATAATCGAACCTTGACGCTTATCGATATCATCAGGAACCTTCTCCATCATCTGTTTAAGATAATATTCAAAGTCTCGTGATTCAATCTGACTTGCTAAACTTTCAGGAGTCACTCACACTCACCTCACTTTCAATTGGAATATCACCATAAATCGTTGTACATGATCCATGTACTTTCAAAATAGTTCGATCTAAAACTTCAATATCATCAACTGTGACTGTTAATACACGGTCATCTTCTAACAATGATTCTTTAACCATTCTTTCAACTTCAACAGTTGCATAATCGAATGACTTACCAAACAGTTCAAAGAAATCATTGCCATATTGATTATCGTAAATAGGATAGACAAATCTTTCAGTTTTCAATATCTTGTCAACTGATTGGATCATTGCTTCATGACCATCGAACTTGTTCATTATTCGGCCATTCTTAACCTGATAGGTCAACGTAGGATTATCCATCAACATCCCTCCTATCATTTCTTCGTTCCAACACATAAAATTGCTGACCACCATCAAAACGAATCATGGTAACTTCATCATCAACTTGAAGTGAGTCATCAATCTCAATCGTTTCAATGACATTGGGTCGATTACCTGAAACTTCACCGATAGTATCCGAATGAGACAACACTTTGATACGTTCCTTGTGCTTCATAACATTACGTCCAAGTACTAAAAAAGACTCAGTGAGTATCATTTGATTACTCGTCTGAATCTTCAATGGATCAATATTTATTACTTTGCCATAAACAACATCGGCATAATCAGAATCATTACCACCTTTGCTATTCATCATTTCGATGAGGCGTTCTCCAGCCATGGTTCATTCACCTTCATTTCTAAGCTGCAGTTATAATTTGGTCCAAAATTGTGGGTTGCCTTTGTGATTGCTGTATTGCTGATCCAAAAACCAGCTTTGGACAATTCGTCGATTTGTACATTAACTGAATTACCAGCAATCAAAGACGTATCTCCTAGGCAATCCAAACTCAACGTATAAACTTCTCTATTCTTTTCCTTCAATAAAGCCTTAGCACGTTCTTTCATTTGAACATCGTTAGCTTTGTCCTTAGCATTCTCGACAATCTGTAACTTACCCCAATCCTGAACATCATGAGCTTTGACATCTGTATAAGAAAAGCTAGTAGTCTTTGGATCATCACCAGTTGATTCTGTATCAGTTGTAGATGTAGAAGTAGTCTGTTGTGATTCTGATGAATTCTTTTTAACGATACGAACTGAATTTGCAGCATCATCAATAGATTTCTCAAACGAGTAACCAGTTAGTAATGATTTATCACCGATAATGATATTCAAATCGTTATACGGTGCCTTTCTTAGCTCAACGACATCATAATTGGCAAACAGATAATACATTTGGTTAGTGGCCTTTTGAGTTGCCTCAATTCCTGACTTCAACATATCAAAGTATGTCTTAGAATCAGCCACTTCAGCAGGCAATTTATAATCTGATCCATTAATCACCTTATGAGAAATTTCAGCCATCTTACATGCCGTCTCAAACCGCTGAGAAATAGTTGAGATTGGCCAAACTAATGAATCCTGATTTTTGAGGTATCTCATCTTGTCATAAGCAGTGATACTGAACTTTTTATCCTTGAATGTTGCTTTAAAAATATAGCCAAAAAATATCTTCTGTTCGTCCCATTGGAATTCAACCACATCACCATTTTGCGGATAAAATGAACCATCAAATAACAAATCAAATGTGAATGTTCCTGCAGCAAAGTTCAAATCAGTTACCCATTTAATATTATTGACTAGATCAACAACGTTCCAGGTATCGCCACTGTTCCTACGACCAATCGTAAACTTTGTAATCATGCTGACTTCACATCACTTTCTTTGACCCAGCCACGTGCCCCACCATCCAAAGTAGTTACGTGGTATGGATAAGCCGCACCAGGAACCACCAAAGAAATTTTTCTAGTGGCATTCTGTTCATTCAATCCTGATCCATTACCAGCACTATCACGATGTAACTGACCATTCACAACAACCGTCGATCCAATACCCACCTTATTAGGTGGGCTAGGTCTGATAGGCTCAGTTTTGACTGGTTCAGGTTCAGACTTAGCATTTAACTTCTTAGCAGTGTATGGCTTATATTCCTTAATAACTAAGGTATATGAGTACTCACCATCATATCCATCTTTGAAACCATATTGGAAACTTGAAACAGTAGCTTTAAATGAAATCTTAGTTGAGCTGATGACTAATCTCATCGGCTTTTTTGATTCTTGAATTTTAACTAGCCAATCAATGTAATCTTGTGCACTACTCAATAAGTTCTGAGCTGAAACATAATGCTCATCAGCAGGATTGAGTGGCAATATACTCTGAATACTAATTGAGCGTAGTTTTGCATCACCAATTAGATTAACTTCACCTAACCCGATAACTGTCTCACTTTTATCATCGGTTTCGACCGTTAACTGAATTTCAGCCGGATTCAAAGGTAGTTCAAAAGTTGCATTTGAATCATCAGTTATATAAATTCCAAAATGATTGTCCATTTTATCCCTCCTATGCTAATGAAGCATTATTTTTTTCTATGATCTTATCTTCAAGTACTTGTAGTAATCTATCGCCATCATAATTAACATTACCGGTTGAATTGATTTGAATTGCTCCTGATTCAATCACAACGCTTGAGTTATTTGATGACGTATTACTTGTTGAATCATTATTGTTAGTCGTACCTGATCCACCAATGTTATTACCAAATGGCGAACTATTTGGAACATCATTCCTAACAGTCCCATTGATACCGACATTTGTATTTTCGGCAATACCTGACAAGGCAGAAGCTACAGCATTAATCATGTCCAAGGCTCTACTGAATCCACTAGCTAACATATCTCCAGGATTGGCCCCAGACATTCCTGCCATTGTCATCGGTCCAAGTTGAGGATTCATATTACTTGCTGCATCTACAACACCTTGAGCCATGGAACTTGAAGCATCAGCTGCAGAACCTGAATCACGATTTAATCCATTAATTAGTCCTTGATCAACCCAACGACCATATTGATTGAACAATTTAGATGGTGAGCCGATATGAAGTACTGACTTAGCAGCACTAACTACCTTACCGGCTACACTCTTAACAGCACTAACTGCTGAACCGATCATCGATTTAATACCATTTACCAATCCTTGAATCAAATCCTTACCTACTGAAACTAATGAACCAACAAATCCTTGAGCTGCACTAACAGCACTTGAAATACCACTACTTACAGCTGATACAACCCTAGACATTGCACCGACAATTGCCGAAACCATCATCGTACCAGCCATGATAAATGCTGTGGCTAATCCAATGACTGCACCAGCAACCATAGTAAGTCCTCCGGCTACAACCATAAGGGCTGCGCCAACTATCAGTAATCCTGCACCTAGAATAATAGTTGCAACTCCAAGCAATAGTGCACCCACTGCCGCAATCATCATCATAGGAGCTGCCATCATCAAAGCAACGGCAAAAATCATCATGCCGACTCCAGCAACTAATGCAACAGCAGCAATCATAACCATGGCAACAGCCATCAGCATTAATCCAACGGCTCCAACAATTGCTAATGCAGATACTAACATCAGTCCAACACCTAGCAGCAATACTCCGACTGCTGCAACCATTGCACCTGCACCTACAATTATCAATGCAACTCCGAACAACAGTGCACCGACTGCACCAATCACGAAACCAACACCTAAAATGGCAATGGCAATTCCTAATGCAAGTACCCCGATGGCTCCAACAATTGCAGCCAATCCGAATACCGCAACAGCTCCGGCAAGTGCCAGTAATCCTATTGCAGCACTAACTCCATATTGAGCTATAACCGGCAATTGGGTTGCCAACAATGCGATGCCAGCTGATGCAACAAGAACAGCAATACCAATCAATAATAATGCTGCTCCCATGACTAAGAATCCACTTGCTCCAGCCAGTAATGCAGGACCTAATAACTTAACGACCACTGCCAAGACAATAATTGCGGCAATCATCCCAAAGAACATTGCAACAGCAGGCATACCAGCCGATACCAACATAGTTGTGGCAAATGCCATCATTAACAATCCTCCACCGGCTAATGCAACACCAGCACCGATCATCACGATGGCTTTTCCCAGTTGCATTAAACCAGCCGCTGATTTGCTTGATTTACCAGCATCAGGTATTGGAACAGATTTTCCAGACATTCCTGAAAAAGCTTCCTTAAGTGCACTTATACCTTTAGCAATTCCCATAGCGGTTTTAATAGCTTTGATCGATACAGCTAAAATACCTACTGCAACTGCAATTGCCTTAATTTGACCAGCATCCATCTTAGACAATGCATTTAACCCTGCGACTATAGCAGTAAACACAATACCCTTCATACCAGTCTTCATAATTACAAACGCGACCCCAATTGCTTTCAATGTTCCAGGATCCAATCGACTGACTGCATCTGCAATTGTACTTATTCCTTTAGCTGCACCTTTAATTGCCCCACCGGCTATTTCACCCAAACTACTAAACGGGTTCTTACCACCAGCTGAAAATTTACTAAATATACGTTGTACTGAATCACCTAATGTTGAAAACATATTTTTTACAGAATCTATAGCACCAGTACTCTTAAAGCCATCAAATACTTTACCTGATATACTAATGATTTTGTTTACTGCAACTATTGCCTTATCCGCTATCGAATCGAAATTCACATTACCAATGGAATCAGTTAAGTTGCTAACCATAGTTATTCCAACTTTACCAAATTTATCAAAAGCACCTTGCATCTTATTAGCAACTGTTTCCTTAAGTCCATCCATTGCTTGACCGACTGTCTTATATTGAGTAGCCATTTTACTGAAATACTTATTTGTCCCGGTTGATGAAATTGCATCAAAGAAATCTTGAGTCGCAACCTTACCATCCTGAACACTGGAAACTAATTGTTTTGTGGACATCCCCATTGATTTAGCAACTTGAGATACACCTGCAGGAGTCTGTTCTAGCATCAACTTGAAATCCTGCCACTGAACCATTGGTTTAGCAGCCATCTGAGTAGCTTGTTGACTCAATGTCTTCATAGCTTGTTGAGGATTATCAGACGCAGCTGCCAATCCACCAAAACCTTTAACAAGTTTCCCAGTTCCTTTAATACCAACAGCAGCTAATTGACTATACGTCGATGCCATATCAGATGCAGAATAGATTGTTTGTTGAGCAAATTTCTGCATGGATCCTTTAGCAACAGCAATTTGCTTTGGAGTTTTACCCATCATCTGCATATTTCCATCAAATGTTTGCCATGCCTTACTAGCTTCATTTAATTCACCGATCATTGCAGTAATACCAGTTGTTGCCATCCCAATACCTTTAGTTATGCCGGCACCAACAACAGTTCCACCCAATACTGACTTGAACAATCCACCAGTCTTGCTAGCTGACTTATTTAATCCATCAAACGAATTTCCACTCAAGGCACTTTTGAATTTGCCAAATGCTGATTGTCCTTTACTAAGTCCAGAATTCAACTTATTAAGTGGCGCTGTAAAACCATCCATGATCTTAATTGCAGCACTAATAGTAGCCATATATTAACCTCCTTTCCAAAAATAGCCAGAGCTAATAGTGTTTAGACCTGGCTTTTCGTTTAGCGTTATCTTCTTGACGTTTTTCTTCTCTAACTCGTAGATCAATTCCGGCAATCACTAATGCTTTTTCTCTATTTGAAAAGGAGGTCCATTGATGTGGCAGCCAATGATATTCATTCATCACATAGAAATAATAATTAATATCTGCGGCACCTGGATTGTCAGACTCTACTAGTTTTTTACTTCATCACTCAAAACATTGACATCTTCACTGTCAAATCCTGAAATCTCCTGAACCTCTTGGCCTAGTTCAACATATTGACCAACAAGTAACATCTTCTTCAATACTTCAGCCGGTTTAGCAATACAATCCCAACTCTTTTGAAGTTCTGCATTATTCAAGTCAGGAGTTACAACACTAGCAGCAATTAGTAAATCAATATATTTATCTTGATCAGTCGTTGTTGTGATTTGACGCGTTTGTTTGTCCTTAACTTTTCTAGTCGCTTGTTTTTGCAAAGCAGAGTTTTCTTCGGCTGTAATCGACTTGATCACAAACGGGGATTTGAACCCCTTGAATCTAATCTCCTTTGTTTCGACTTGTTGTTCGACGTTCTCCATTAAGAAATCACTAACACTAGTTACCATATATATATTTCCTCCAATTTTATAAATCAAATCCTGTAAATGCTGAAACCAAGTCAAATTCTTCGAATGTGAAGTCTGATTCCCATTCCATAACTCCATCATCTGCTTCAAAATCCGCAATAGGAATATCATCCAAATTGACCTCGCCTAAATGAATTGTTTGTTTACCCGCTCTCGAAGTCTTATCCTCAATGCTCAATGTAATTTCAAAATACAAATCTTTACCACCTTGCATATAAGGCAATGCATATTTCAACCAATTGGAACTGATAATGTAACCACCTAGAGTACCGGTACCTTCAATAGAAGTAACCTTTTTACGCTTCCAGTGACTACCTAGTACTTGAATATCTTCTTTGTTCTTCTCAATCTTTGCTGTGAACTTATTACAATCAATCAATGAAATGATTTGGCCATTAATTGTTGCATAGACCTGTGCATCCTTTGTTGAAATGGTATCTCTACCATTCAAAAAATTACCTAGTGTATTTGTTTCAGGCATATTTAATTGCTCCTCTCTATTGAACGACAATCGTCATGTATAGTTTTTCCATCGAATCAATTGGTGTAACTGCAACAGTAGCGACAATTGAATCACTGTCTTCACCAGGTTCAACGGTTAAATCTGATGAATCAAATGCTGAAATAATCCCTGAACTTACCAGTCCATTCATATATCCAACACGATTAGCCTTGAACAGATCACGACCAGTTTCATCATTATTGATTTTCCCAATAAACGTAGCTTCAAATACGTTCTCAAAGTCTGTGGCAATGTCATCCAATGTTCTGATAACACGATTCTTTGAAAATGATTTTGGCTTGTCATCGCTGAAAGATGTTAATGAATTAATATCCTGTTCAATAACAACACGTCCGCCACGCTTAGCTGTGAATACGATCCAGCCACTGTTCAATGCCTTAATTGTTTGTTCATTGTTCAATGATGGATACGTTGAAACCGCCCCAGGATATTCAGAATAAGTAAGTGACTTGCTTGAATCTGTTGCTGATGAAATACCGGCAAAATATCCTGCTGCAGTGGTTGTATCAATCTGTGTACCATCTTGAAGAATCACACCATTTGATACGACCGATACACCTTCGTAGTCATATTCGTAGCCGCCTTCATATACCGGAACGACGGCACGTACTTTATAACCTTCACCATCACGTAATCTTTGAACTGATTGAGCTAATAATTGGTGAATATTATCATCTGGTTTAAATCCTGCTGCAGTAACCACATTGAATTGTTCTGTTTCTAATGCATCATTCATCAATTCAGTTACTTCAACAGTCTTAGTTGTTCCACCTGCTAGATCATAAGTAGTTGTTGCTGACAATGTCTCTAGCTTGCTTTGACCAGGAACAGCAGTAAATTCAGCTCCATCTTCAACTGGCTCAACACTTGCTGCAGGTTCAGATTTATCATCGACAAATTCAACATCGATATAATCATTTGAAACTAATCCTTGAGCAGTAGTTGTACGAATAACTTGTTGATCAACAACTTCAGTTCCATAGATAGTTGAAACAGTAATACGTGTTAGATCATTAGGGTCTTTTACTACTGAAATGTGCAAATCATTTCCCTTTGTTCCTGGATACTTGGCAATGAATTTCCAAGGTAAAGCATCGTCAGTTAATTCAGACTTAGTTCCGTCATTGTTATTAAGCAATAATACAGTCAGTGCACCCTTTAATGTCTCTCTCAACGCTCCGAATTCAGGAGTTGACAATGGTGCACCTAATAATGCTTTGAAATCAGAATTAGAATCCAGTTCAATAATTCCTTTAGCTCCCCAATCTAATTGAGTCTTACCAATCAACATTGTTCGGCCTAGCGATGTATCTTGCTTAGGTTGAGCAGCACCAACCGTATTGATATAGGCACCAGGACGGCGCTTATTTTGAGTTTTCCATGTTCCACCCATTAATTGATTCCTCCTTTAAACTTCTTAATTAATCTTTTTGCTTCAGTGAGTGAATACTGATCACTATCTGAAAGGACGATTTGTAAAATATCTCGATCAATGACACTGAACCCATCACTTTTAACCAATGAATCTTTAGTAAATTTATCTTCCATCAGCAATCTTCCCTTTAAATTTCATATTTCGTTGCTTATCTGTTTCATCAATCCTGTACGCTCTGACTTGAATACCAAATGTTAATAACAACGTATTATCATCAGATTGTTTAAAGTTTCGATCACGAATCACAGCATAATCAGTTAATTGAGTGAAATTATCTAACAAAATCTCTTCCACATTTTCTATATCATCTTTTGAATCATCTAACTTAGGAAAATAAACTAACTGATAGCTGTACTTTCTCATTTGAATATTAAATAATTCAGGCTTAACGCCTGTGACAATCTTTTCAACAAAAAAAGATGGCTCTTCAAAGCCACCTTTCTGGTTTTCTCGATATATTGGAATATTAGGAAAAATCTTTGCTAATTCATTTCCAATTAAATCTATAATACTAACTCTCAATCAAACAGACCTCCCAACTTCTTCATTGCAGGAGTTAACAACATCGGCATCATATCTTCAATTTCAAACAATGTTTCCATAAGCATATGTTGACCTGATACCCAGCCACCACCTCCACGAGTACGATGACCATCTTCAACATATCCGGCATACTCAACATTATTCTCTATTTCAATCAGGAATAATGCACCATTGTACGTAGGACCATTCAAATGCCAACCTCTTCTCAAGGTGCCACCAGTCCGACCGTCAGTATATCGACCAACAGGCGTTCTGGATTTGACACCTTTAAGTGATTGAGTACCAACACGCTTAGAACTGGACTCAACAGCCTTCCTAATTTCTTGGGCTTCGATTTTACTCTTTACCTTGTCAGCAAACTTTTGAAACTCAGCATCGTCAATTGTTCCCCATGCCATCATCAAACACATCCTTAGCTTTTTCATCTCTGATCATTGCTACTTCTTGATGGCTGACATAGCCCTGATATCCTTTACTGGCACGCTTGTATTTAGTCTTGTGACCATTTACATCAGTAACATAAATATCAGCTCCAGCAGGAATAAATACGCTATTATCAATCAATAACTTAGCATCATACTGATCGGTACCAAAAAAAGATTGTTCAGAAGGCTTTTGACCTCCCAGGATAACCTTGGCTGGATGATTTTCAACTATAGTTACATCTTTACTATCAGTAAAAGCTCCTTTTTGAGTCCCAACGACACCTTTAATCGTCACTCTGTCATTCCACAACTTAGGTAATACTCTACCCATGTGTTTGAATGCACCAATCATCGCTGGATCCTCCGATAACTATTTAAAATCGTTACGTAATTGTCGGACAACGGATTAATTGATTGAAGTTCAGTAAAGATGGTTGCAGGAGATTTAAAAGTAACTGACGTATCACCTTCTGATAATGATTGAACATCATCATTCTTATCTTCAATTGGAACAAGGAATTTATGTGAATCAATCAGTTGCATACTGATGCTGACAATAACCTTGTCCAACTCCTCCGGTAATTCAATAACTGGAATATGAGTATAACTTGTTACATCATCAATTACTTTTGATACTACAAAATTAATTATTGAATCATAACTATCCAACTTATTAGTATTCGGTATCAATGATTTAAGAGTAGTAGTTATATCATCAATTCGTGGATGCTCTTCCATTTAAATCACCTAACCTTCTGCTGCAGTCACGGTAACTTCTGTAGTTCCAACAATCTTACTATCTGATTTAGATGTAGCTGTAATTGTTGATGTTCCTGCTGTCTTACCAGTCACAGTTCCACCAGATACAGTTGCTACTGCAGTATTACTTGAGCTCCAATTAACACCACTTTCAGTGGCATTTGAAGGCTCTACTGTTGCAGTCAGTTTAGATGTGGCACCAACAACAATTGATGCTGTGGCAGGGTCTAATGTGACTTTAGTTACACCAATGACTGGAACTGCAACTGTAACCTCTGGAAAATCAAACTTGTCAGTCTTCTTACCATTATCATCAACCAACTCACCCTTAAACGTTCCTGCAGGATAAGTGGCGGGATCCAAATTAACATGAACTGGACTTTCGCCAGTTCCAACTACCTCTGAACCCTTATATACATTTAATGTAGTCATGTAATTCCTCCTTAAATAATTGCTGTGAAATCGGCTCCGCCATCACTAGGTTCTACCTTGATTTGTGAGGGAACCTCTATGCTTTTGGGGCTTTATCTGATGTTACGAATGCAATCCCACGGGTCTTAGTCTTAAGAAGTAACACATCATCATATGATTGTTCATAGTACAAATAGTTACCGCTGTTTTGAGCTGATGGTGCATCGAATCCTACAAATGAATACTTCTCAGGAGCAATTTGCACACCATTGTAAATAAGCATCATGTCGATTTGTTTGGCAGCATCCTCAAGCTTTGATCCAACTTCAAAATCAAATGATGTTTGCATTAGATCAGATGGGACAACCACAATTTTGACATCATCCAAGCTATATACATTACGGTGAATATTAGCTACATCAGTAATAACTAATTGGCGATTAATGGCATCAGCACGTTTCAACATTGAATTAATCTTAGGTGTTACATACAAAAATCTGTTATCTGATGGAATACGTTGCTCATCAAAATTAACCATCATTTGATCAAATAATTCTAAGATGTTCTTTTCGTCAATAGTGTCTGTATAGATATCACCATCAGCGGCATTTGTCTTCTCAATAAACAATTTACTGAACATGTAACGATCCTTTTCAGGCATCTTTTGTTGCAAATTAAATTGACGTGTAACATTTGCCATTGAGATAACCATATTTGATTCGTCAACATCTGATGGGTCAACTAAAGTATCCCAATATCGTTCATTTGTCAGTTCATATGAATCCCAATCATTACTGTAATTAGCTGCAATCGATGTGATTGTTCGACGTGTACGGTTCTTACGTCCTTCTTCAATACTTAAACGTGGAACTTTGATATGTTTAGCTCCATCGAATTTGATAATACTATTTGATGGTGAATTCCAAAGATTTTGTGAATATAAGTGACCGTCATAAAAAGCTTCTTGGACGGCTTGTTGATATGCATCAGCATAATTAACTGTTGGCATTTAATTTTCCTTCTTTCTATTGTTTGAACGCATTGACTAAATCTTGGACTGAATTCTTATCAACGGAACCTTGTCCGCCAGCAGGCTTGTATCCTTGTTTGTTTCCTTCATCGAATAAATAACTATCAGTCTTCTTGAGTGAATCAAGTTGATCATTAACGCCCTCGAGTTCACCCTTATCATTAAGCTTGATAGTGTCCATATTCAAAAGTCCACGGACTGCCTTAGTATTACGAACATTGGCTGAATTTAAGGCGTTGTCTAACGCTCCGTTCAGCTTTGTTTCGGATAATTGGGCGTTAAGGTTATCTGTATCGTCCTTGTACTTGTCTTGCCAGGTCTTTAACTGGCCTGATAAGTCCTCATTGTCTTTAACTTGCTTGGATAGTGACTTAATATCTTTATCACGCTCAGACATTTGCGTCTTCAATGATTCATTCTCTTGCTTAATAGAATCAACATCCCCAAATGACTTCTTGGTATTTTCAATATCAGTACCGTTAGCAGACATGATTTGGTCAATAACTTTATCGTCCAGATTCAATCCTTTTAAAAATTCTCGTTTCATAATTAAAAATCCTCTCTCGTTAGATTTACGTGGAACGGCCACATTTGAGGTATAAAAAATAAGCACTTTTACGACTT